ACTTGATCCTGTTGCATACGAAATTGTAAACACACATTCGAATAAAAGTTTATGTGAGTCTTTGCTTTTAAATACATATTTCAAAAAGCATAAAGAATATATCAAACAATATGATTTTGTATTCAAAGCAACTGGCAGATATTTCTATTATGATTTTAATGATAGTCTTTTAACTGAAGAAAATCGAGATAAAATTTTCTTTAAGAAACCATTAAACTTTGAGTGGAATGATCAATGGCGATATGAGTTTATAGATCGAAGAGAAGAACAAAACAATAATAGATTACATCAATATTGCACAGTTCTTTATGGATTTGGATCTCAGCATTTAGAGAAGTTTATAGATATAAATGAAGCGACTATTCATTTGCTAAATCAATCAGCGATGAGCCATTACGACATTGAAACATTATCATACTATTTTACAAGAGCATTTGAAGATAAAATTATAGAAACGGATTGGAAAGTATCTGGCTGGGATGGAACATCTGGCAGATTCATGTATTATTGAGGTGTATTATGAAGATAAAGACAATTATCATTGACGATTTTTATGGAAATCCAGACACAGTGCGAGAGTTTGCGCTTTCGCAAAAGTTTGAGGTTTCTGGAAATTATCCAGGATTAAGAACGCAGCCGTTTCTTACAGAAGATACCAAAAAGACTATTGGTGACATCATTCGTTATGCAGGTGGCGAGGTCACTTATTGGTTCGAAGATTCTGGATATACTGGCGCATTTCAAATTTGCACTGCACAAGATCGTACTTGGATTCACGCTGATCAATATAACACGTGGGCTGGTGTGTGTTATTTAACACCAGACGCTCCTCTATCTTCTGGAACTGCTCTTTATCGCCACAAAGCAACGGGGCAATATGAGCGTTCAGATAAAGACTATGAAGGATACGATTACACTAAATGGGAACGAACAGACTATATTGCAAACAAATACAATCGTCTTGTTTTATATCGAGGAAATATGTTTCATGCATCGTTAGACTATTTCGGAAGCACTCTTCATAGTGGTAGACTATTCCAAACGTTCTTTTTCAATACTGAATACTAATGAAAGTTCTTCATGTGATTTTTTCGTGTAATCGTCTTCAGTATCTAACGAAGAGTCTTGAGTCATTACACTTACTCGATTACTGTGAGCATCAAGTAGATCGCCTTATTATCGATGATTATCCAAGAACTCGAAACGATTACATCTTCGATCTGCTCGGGAAAACTCACAAATTTAATGTTTTCTTACATAAAGAAAATATGGGACTTTCTGTAACGTGGTCGGAATTTTTCGACTATCTTAAAACAACTGAATATGATTACATCATTCACCAAGAAGATGATGTTGTACTCAAAGAGCCAGTGCGTTTGGACGATATGATCGAAATCTTAGAATCCGACCCTAAAATGGCTTCTGTTGTTCTTCAAAGACAAGAATGGTATTTTCACGAGACGCCACCTAAAGTAGAACAAACAGACACTCCAATTAAGCAGTATTACTATTCTAAGAATACAAAGCAATTTCCGATTATTTTCTCATTTTATCGAAGAAGTATTATCGATTATCCATTCCGCGAGTATTGGGGATTTACCATAAACGAGGGTATGATTATGGTTTTTCTGGCTCATTTTGAGCAGATGTACTCAGCGATATTAAAAAATTCTGCAGGAAAAAACATTATAGAACATATCGGCGAGGAGTCGACGGGTCGCAGAATTCTTCCTGGAGAGCCAAATTGGGAGCAATTTGCTCATATGCATCCAGACCGAGTCTATAGTTCGCGCGATGGGAGACTTATCGCATAAACTAAATATACAATAATTAGCGAGGTTCTACATGTCTCATCCCTCATCCCGCACTCAACTCAAAGATTATTGTCTTAGAAAACTCGGGTTTCCAGTTATCGACATTAACGTCGACGATGATCAATTAGAAGATCGAATCGATGATGCTCTTTACATGTATAAAAACTATCATTTTGATGGTACAGAACGCTGCTACTTGGCTCATCAGGTAACTGCAGGGGATATTTCGAATAACTATATTACTCTTGCAGACTCTATAATCGGAATCTCGCAGGTATTTCCTTTCACAGGAGCGGTTCAGTCTTCGACTTCCTCTTCTGGATTTAACATGTTTGATATCAACTATCAACTTCGCCTCAACGATTTTTATAATCTAACAGCCTCGTCATATACCTATTATGTCATCGCTCGAGAACATCTTGCGATGCTCGATATGATTGTCACTGGTCTCCCTCCATTTACGTTTAACAAGCAAATGCATCGCTTAAACATTCAGATGGATTGGAATAAGTTTAGTGATAATGCGTATCTTGCATTTGAATGCCACAGAGTTGTCGATCCTCAAGTTTATTCTGGAATATATTCCGACATTTGGATAAGAGATTATACTGCAGCACTATTCAAGCAGCAGTGGGGAACAAATTTAAAGAAGTATGGAAACTATACTCTTCCAGGTGGTTTAGTTATCAACGCTCAAACGATTTATGACGAGGCAACTCAAGAAGTGTTAATGCTAGAAGAAAAACTTCGTGACACATACGAAGAACCAACTGCATTTATTGTAGGATAAAATGCCAACTAGTGTATATTTTAACAATCAGAAGGCGTCAGTTGAACAACAGCTGATCGAAGATTTGATCATCGAATCAATTCGTAATCATGGGATAGATGTTTACTATCTTCCAAGAGAATCACGTTCATCTACCGACGAACTATTTGGTGATGATCCTGTAAAATGCTATCGTAGTGCAATTAAGGTTGACATGTATATGGAGTCATTTCAAGACTTCGAAGGCAACTCTGAGTTTTTTAGTAAGTTTGGTCTCGAGATTCAAAAAGTTGCGCGTATGGCTGTGGCTCGTCGAACATATGATCGATTAGTTGCAAAACAATATCCAGCAACTCATAATTTACCCAAAGAAGGTGATCTAGTTTATCTTCCTGTCCAAAAGAAAATAATGGAAATCAAAGGCGTAGAAGAAGAAAAGAACTTCTTCCAAGCAGGCAAGATTGCTCCATACATGTATGGATTAACAATGGAAGCCTTTAAGTATAATGGCGAATTGTTTGAGACAGGTGTCAGTGAAATTGATGATATATCTGATAATCAAGCAATGGTCCTTGAGTACATATTGGATGCAGGTGGTTCTGGAACATTCTTAGATCAAGAGTGGGTGTATCAGGGGTCAACATTTGCATCAGCAACTGCAAAGGGTCTTGTTGCCTCTTGGGATAAACCAAATAGAGAATTGAGGCTTAAAAATATTTTTGGATCATTTGTTGACACAGCTCAACTAAAAGGTAAGTCTAGTGGTGCTATCTGGGAAATACAAACTACTGCAGATAAGATTAAAGATGCGGTTGAAAATAAACTAGATGATAACTTCTTGATTGAACAAGAAGCAGATAATATTTTAGATTTTAGTGAATCAAATCCATTTGGTGAAGCATAAATGCTATCAGGTGTGCATTTTTATCATCGTATTACTCGCAAAATGGTCGTAGCCTTTGGCACGATGTTTAACAACATCACATTAAAGAGATACAATAAAGCTGGAACGCAAGAGATTGAAAGAATCAACGTGCCTTTGATGTACGCTCAAAAAGAAAAATTCTATGAGCGTATCACTCAAGATCCAAACTTGGCAAATGAAACAATGATGACATTGCCAAGAATGAGTTTTGAGATGGACGCGATTACTTATGACCCGCTTCGAAAAAGAAGCAGCTTTACAAATAGTTTTGCAGCTGGAAGCACAGGAAGCAAAGTAAAAAATATTGTTGCAACACCATATAACTTTGACTTCACTCTAACCATTTATGTTCGAAATGTTGAAGATGGTACACAAATAGTGGAGCAAATTCTTCCATATTTTGCTCCTGATTATACGCTCACTATGAATCTAGTTGATGTTGCTTCTGAGAAAGTAGATGTTCCATTTATACTTAATTCTGTTTCACAAGATGTAAATAACGTTGGTGTAAGTAGCGATAACGTTCGCATTATAATGTGGACGTTAACATTTACTGCTAAAGGATATATGTATGGCGCAACTAGTGAGTCTAAGATTATTCGCAAGGCAATTGCAAATACCTATGACAGTACATTTAATACAACAGCTCAAAAAGAAATGATTATGAGCGCAGGAAAGGGTATATTCAGAGTTGGAGAACTCGTTTATGAGGGTAGAACATTGAGTGAAGCAAATTCAACTGCCTTTGTACATGCATGGACTCCATCAACAAATACATTAATTGTTGTTGATACAAATGGCGTAATTAAGACTGGCAAATATATAACTGGTGCAGTTTCAAATGCTTCATGGAATGTACAAAGTCTATCAACGCCAACAAATCAGCTTGTAAGACAAATAGTATATCCAGATCCATTGAGCGCAAATGCAGATACCGCATTTGGATTTACAGAGGTGTTGCAAGAATTCCCATACTTCTTCGATGATAGAATTGATTCTACGTTTATTAGTATTAATGACACCTCTACAACAGCTGACAAAGATTAAGAGAATAAGAAATGACTCAACAAATAATTGATATTGGTACATCGCCAAATGACGGTACTGGTGATACAGTTCGTGAAGCATTTGATAAAGTAAATCAAAACTTCACAGACTTGTATAATGGTGCTGTTGTTGATTATGGACCGCAAGGTCCACAAGGTCCTTCTGGACCACAAGGTTTACAAGGTCCAGCTGGACCAGCTGGTGCTAATGGTTATATTGGCATGGATGGTCCGCAAGGTCCAACTGGTCCAGCAGGAACAACTGGTCCCCAAGGACCAACTGGTCCTGTCGGTCCTGCAGGTTCATTTGGCGGTGTAACATTAGATTATACTTTCAATTCAACAACTGCAAATACTGATCCAGGAACTGGAAGACTTAAATTTAATAATAACAATCTAAGTCTTGCAAATAAACTGTATATTCATGAGTATGATGATTCAAACATCGATCTAGCGTCATTTCTTCAGACAATCGATGATTCTACATCAACCATAAAAGGTCATTTTAAAGTCAGCTTGAAATCAAATTCAAGCCATTTTGCGATGTTTACCATATCTGGAACATCATCAGATGCAGGTTTTTACTTCGCTGTAAACTGTGCATATGTGAGCGGCATTACTTCATTCCAAAATGATGCTGACATTTTAATCACTTTTGCAAGAACAGGTGATATTGGAGATACTGGTCCTCAAGGTCCTCAAGGTCCAACTGGACCACAGGGTTTACTTGGTCCAACAGGACCTAGTGGTCCACAAGGCAATAGAGGACCAACAGGACCAACAACATCAGGTGTTGTTGTTTACGATGGCGGATTACCAAGTACAGATTTTAGCGTAGGACTAAATATTAATTGCGGAGGCGTTACCTAACATGGCATATATACAACTTCAATTTAGACGCGGAACAGCAGCAGAATGGCTGTCCGCTGATCCAGTTCTTGCGCTAGGTGAAATGGGTGTAGAAACCGACACTGATCAATTTAAGATTGGTGACGGAACTACTGCCTGGAGCTCATTACCATACGGTGGTTTAATGGGTCCATCTGGTCCACAGGGTCCACAGGGTGTTGAAGGACCACAAGGTCCTCAAGGTGTCTTTGGTCCACAGGGTCCACAGGGTGTTGCTGGTCCACAGGGTCCACAAGGTGTTGTGGGTCCACAGGGACCACAGGGTCCACAAGGCGTAACTGGTGACGCTGGTCCACAGGGTCCACAAGGTGTTGTGGGTCCACAGGGACCACAGGGTGTTCAAGGTGAAATTGGTCCACAAGGACCACAAGGATTACCTGGACCTCATGGTGATACTGGTCCACAAGGACCACAAGGTCCAGATGGTCCACAAGGACCACAAGGTGTCTTTGGTCCACAAGGACCACAAGGACCAGAAGGTCCACAGGGTGTTGCTGGTCCACAAGGTCCACAAGGTGTAATTGGACCACAAGGTCCAC